ACATGGAGCGCATGAAGATGGACGGCAAAGCCTTGCATACTATCACCAATGCAAAAAGCGTGCTATCCTGTATCTTCACCTTCTGGTGTGCAAATTATCACGGTACCAGCAATCCGGTTCTTCTGGCAAAACCGCCCGCCGGGATGAAAAAGGGCAAGCGATTAGAGCCGACAAAAGCGCAGCGGGATATCATTGACGCGCATCCAGAGGGGTGTGGTTTCTGGGCGCAGCTATTTGAGTACACCGGGATTCGTCTCGGTGAGGCAAACGGGTTGCAATGGAAAGACGTGGACTTTGAGCAGAATGTGATCCATGTGCGTTCTACAATGCCTTGGGACCGTAACCACGCCTATGAGGAAACGCCAAAGTCAGAGAAGGGATACAGAGATGTGCCCATCCTGACGACCTTTCGCCCGATGCTGCTGGAACAGAAAGCCGGTCACGCAGACACGGACTATGTAATGTCTGGTGAAGCAAAGCCGCTGTCTCAGTCGCAGTATGAGTGGCGCTGGGCGATCTACTGTCGGGGTCTCGGCCTGAGTGAGAAACAGGAGAAGCGCGCCCGGATCAAAGACAAACCGGGCGAGTACAGGGTATACTACAAATGGAAAGCCCTTGTAACCGCGCACCAGTTCCGGCATTTTTACGCGACAAACCTTTTTTACGCCGGTATCCCGGACATGGTGGCCCAGAAGCTTATGGGTCACGCAGACATTTCAACGACCCGAAAGATATACCAGCAGCTGCGCGATGAAGAGGACAAACAGTACATCGCAAAGCTGGATGCGTATGTCCAAAGTAAGAAATAGGTCTGCAAAAAGTCTGCAAAGCTAAGAAAAAACACGACTTGACGCGATATAAAGGGGGTTCGAGTCCCCTCCCTCGCACCAAATGAAAATCCGCATGAATGCTGGAAAATCCAGTGTTCATGCGGATTTTTTGTATTTGAAGTAGTTCGGATACTATCGAATATTAACCAATATTTGCACTTACTTGCAATCCAGAAGTCTGCAAAAAGTCTGCAGACTTTATCTGTGTTCTACAATGCGTTCCCAGTACTCGACCAGCTTGCCGTCCACAGCGTCCTCGTCCTGCAAGAACGCTGCAGCCATGTCTGCGTAGAAGTTGGTGTTGTCTACGCTGTACATTTTTGCGACTTTGCCGTAGTCGCTGTACATCATGTTCATGGTGGCCCAGAAGTCATTTTTGTCGCAGGTTATGCCGCGCTGTTTGGCAACATCCTGCGTCTGTTCCAGCGTCCAGTGACAGCCCTTCGTGCCGTCAGCATTTACCATGCTGTCGCACCATTCCTCCGCTTCATCGTGGGTAAGGTGCTTGCGTGGCATCTTGATGGAACGGCTGTCAGTACCGCCATGCTCATACTGCCCAGACCGTTTGTCCCAGTCTCCGTTCTGCGAAAAGCCAATTTGCGGCATCTTGCGTCCATACTCTACGTCAGGGTAGCGGGGGATAGGGTAGGGGTCGATGTAGCGGTTCTCCTCCTGCGGATAGTAAGGATAGCGGTCGTTGCCATCTTCCAGCTTGCGCAGACGGCGTTCCAGTTCACGCTCCCTGCGGTCACGCTCTTCCTCAAGGCGGTCGCGCTCCGGCTCACGGTTTTTGTCGTGGTCACGGAACATCATCATGCGGCGAAAAGTGTTCTTGCCCATAATCTATACCTCCTCAAGAAATGGACGCAGGCGCACCGGCGTGGGAACGGCAGAAGCAGCCAAGATACTTAAACGTTCCTGTTCCGTTCGCAGACGTTGCCACACGGGTAGCGTAGCGGGTTCGGGTGTGGATGCTCTCGGCGGTTGCCTGAGCGCAGTTGCAGTCGGTCAGAGGGTATGCGGTCGTACCTGCGCCAATGGTGATGACAACAGGAGCGTTAATGGTGGTCGTGTCCGGGATGCTCTGGGCAACCACGATGCAATACTTCTCTCCGTTCTGGTATGCGCCAGCAGGAATGTTGATGGTCAGCGTGTCATTGGCGAACGTGACTGCCTGACTGATGACCAAGTGCGGGCAGAGTTTGCAGCTTGTTTTGCAAGCCATAGTAGTTTCCTCCTAAAAAATCAGGGGCAGAGGTGTCTTACCCCTGCCCCGATGGTTCACCCGGCGTTATCGGGGAGTGTGTAGGTTAGCAGCAGCCGCAGCAGTTCACGCCCACGTTGGGGTTTGCCACCTGATAAGCGGGAATCGGACGAGGATTGACCCGGTTCAGGATGGTATCAGTCTGCTGAGACATCACGGTGGTCAGAAGCGCATTCTGACGATCCTGAGAAGCCGCGAACTTCAAGCTCTGGTTCTCAGCGGTCAGAGTGGCAATCTTGTCCTGCGTGAAATAGTCCATCATGCTGCGGAAGTTGGCGTTGCAGTTGTCCACAATGGCGCGTGCGTTGTCTGCGATAGCCTGACGGGTAGCGCAGTCCTCAGTTGCGATGGTGTACTTCAGGTCGCCGATCAGCTGTTTGTTCTCGCAGCAGCAAGATGCCAGCTGCGTGGCAAGTGCGGTCTGACCAGCCTGCCGAGCGTTGCCCTCCTGCATGATGGCAAGGTTGATAGCGTTGTCGCCGTTGGACACGCTGCGTTCCAGACCGTTCACGAGCTGTGCGTTCTGGTAGCCGAGCTGACAGATCGCCTGATTAGTACCAGCAAAGCCGCCCGCAACGGTAGCGTTGAGGGTGTTCATCTGTGCCAGCTGGTCATAGCCCAGAGAGCAGATGCCGCTCTGGATGCCAGCCAGAGAACGGGAGGTATCCTGCTGGTAGAAGCCCTCCGACAAAGCCGCACGAGTATCTGCGCCGCCCTGACCGGTTGCACCAGTGCCGACCAGATAGGGGATGTAGCTGTTCATGCCGTTTTCACCGCCGTTCCGGCCATAGCCGTTTGTGCCCCAGCCGAAGATGATGGCGAGGATGATAACCGCCCACAGACCTTCGTTGCCGAAGAAACCGCCGTTGCTATTACCACCGTCCTGCCCAGCCAGATAGCCAGTTGCAAAATCGTCCATAACAAAACTCCTTTCAGTTTTGCGTTATGCTATCCCACCGCCGTATGCGATGGGCGAAGCCAGATAAAAGCGGTTTTTATCAAGTCCGCAAAACTGAGAAGCGTTTCGCTTAGAGGGATGCTTATTGGGGCAGAGTCAGGTTCAAAGAACCCGCCAATTGGTTAAGGTCGATGTGATATTCTTTTGAAAGGTTTTCCGCTATTGCGCGAAGCTGCTTTTCGCTTTTCCCTTGTATTAAGGTCAGTCCGCGCATAAATGGTGCGCTCTGCCCACTTAACTGCTGGATAAGCCCCATAGGGTTCTGCCCGGCACGGGCAAGGTTCGCAAGCTGCATGATAGGGCTGTGCGTAATCATATCAAACGGAGAGGGCATTGTTTATTCTCCCTTCTTTGCTGTGGCAGCGGGCTTAGAGAAGCTCTTCTGCCACTTTTCCAGCTCATCCAGACGGTGGACGAGAGCATTGTACTGCTCAATAGGCACATACTGCTGTGTCGGTGCAGCGGTCTGCTGTGCCTGTTGCGACTGCATCTGTCTCCATGCTTCCGGGCTGTAGAACTCCTGTACATAGGATTCGCAGGTGTCCGGGTTGAGCCGCTTGCAGTAGATCACACCACTCCGCAGGTCGGGGCAGTAGGTCGGTCTGCCGTACAGGTCGGACGGTATCGCCAAAAATTCCTCCCTGCTGGAAACAGGCCTGCCAAGCAGCCAGCCACCGTCCTGTACCGACTGCTGAACGGGCTGCTGCCCATTCATCGGCTGCGGACGCTGCGGCTGTGCCTGCTGCATCTGCGTGTTGGGTAGGGGAGTGGCAAGCCCAACTGTGCCTATACCGCCGTAAGGGTTGACAGGCTGCTGCGGAACGTAGGGCGCTCCGGGTGTCGGATAATAGCTCATAATACATCCCTCCTATTGCACCCAGTGTACCGCATCGGCAAAAAGTGAAGGACAACGAAGGTACAACGAAGGACAAAAAATAGCTTGCTTAGACCTTGATTAAATCTTGCTTAAAGTTTGATTATTTTAAGCAAAAAGAAAAGCGCCCACACGGAAAAATCCGCATGAGCGCTTAACTGTTAAGGGCTTCACAATGGAAGCAAGCCTAAAATATCACGTTTCAGCTTTCACGGCAAGTCTTTCGACAAAACTAGTGCGAATAAGACAAAATCCCCCACTTTGCCTACAAAGTACCCCGCGTGGAACGCAGGGCTTCGGCAAAGCAGGGGATTTCAGATATCCACCCTCTTGTGCTTCTTCGAGAGGCCGGGTGGATTTGTTGATGTTATTATACCACAAATCGTGCAAAAAGAAAAGCGGCAAGCCCGAAAGCCTGCCGCTTTTGAATTGTCAGAGCAAAAGCTCAAAACTAATCCCTAGACAAGATTGGTATATCACACATCCAGCATTTTATCAATGCCTTTCAGCCGGTAGCCTATCGCCGTCCGGCTGTAATGCGTCTGTGCTGCAATGTCCGGCAGCGGGAGCCGCTCAACGTACCGCAGTAAGGCTATCTTACGGTCTACCCTCCCAAGCGGTGCGCTTTTGATGGCGGCGGTCATCCTTTTCCGGTCAAGCCCTTGCAGCGCAGGGGGCAGCACTACACGAGCCGCCGCCACAGGCAGCACCGAGCCAAAAAGGCTGCGGCAACTGTCCGGCGTTGCGCACCATTACAGGGACGTTACCGAGATGGTCGATTTTGCCGCATCTCTTGATTTCACAAAATCGTTTCTGGTCGTATGTAGTGCTTGCCATGATATCCTCCTTACTGCTTTTGCAGTGCCGCCCGGGCGCGGTCAAAGAAAAACTGAATGACCTTGCTCATGGTTTCCTCGGTGATAGCCCAGCTTACCAGCTTGCCCCACCGGCTGTTGTTCAGGTAGGTGCGCAGCATCTTGACGCACCATGACTTACGCTCTGCGCCGCGCTTGGTACCCTGAATCTCACGCTCTGCTTGGTCGATGAGGTCAAGCACAAGCGTCTTGACTGCTGCGCCGTAGCCCAGACGGATAAGCCCCAGTGCAAGTGACACAGCGCCCACAACAATGAGCACAAGCGCCAGCCACGCGGGCAACGGGGTGAGAATGGTGTTAAGAATGGTTTCCATGTGTTACTCTCCTCTCTCTTTTTCGAGATCTTCGATGCGGTGGTTTGCCACCTTGATTTGTTCTTCCAGCACTGGCACGCGCTTGGCAAAGTTGTTGTGCTCCCGGACTTCGCGGGTCAGTTCTTCCAGCTTGGTTTCGGTCACAGCCTGCTGCTTGTCCAGCTTGGCGTCCATGCTCTGGGCGGTGTGGTTGTTAGAGACGATCACGCCGATCAGGCTCAGACCGCCGGTGATGATCGCCACAATGATTGCTTCGCTCATGCGCCCTCCCGGAGACGGGTCAGACCCTTCTTGCGGATGATTTTCGGGTAGTTGCGGGTGGTGGCGTTGAGGTCTACATTTCCCGTAATGCCCGGCACAGAGCCCTTGCTAGTGTGCTGGTGGGCGTGGTAGATGTAATCCACTTTGGGCGTCTTGCCCGTGTAGTCGGCAAGCCAGACGTCCCAGCGGCCTGCCAAGCGCTGCATGTCCAACTCATAGCTGTAACCCGTGTAGGTGTACAGCTGGGCGTAAAAGCCCATTTTCTCCACCTGCTCCAGCGCATAGGCGGTGAGGTTGGTGAGGTCGAGGGTGCTCATGGGCTTGAGCTTGTTTTCCTCTACGTCCACCGCGAGGGGCATGGTAAGCTCCTTGCCGTAGACCGCCTGCCGCACAAGGGCAAGCTCTGCATCGGCCATCGCCTCGCTGGTGGCGTAGGTGTAGTAGTAGACACCCACGTCCAGCCCGGCAGCCCGTGCGTTGCGGTAATTGGTCTCAAATGTCGGGTCGACGTACAGCCCGTCCTTGCGTTTGCTCAGCTTGCTGTTGGTGGATACCGTCTTGAGCATGGCCCCCTTGTAGCCCGCCGCCTTAATTTTGCGCCAGCCGTCGAGGGTGATTTTGCCCTGATACCGGCTCACGTCAATGTATCGGTAGGGTGGTGCGCCCTCCCAGCCGGGAGGAGCAGCACTCTGGGTGTCCACGGTGGACACGTCATAAATGCTTTTCTTGTCGTTGTAAATGCGGTACTCGCCATCCGGTGCGCCGGAGACGTCTGCCGCTTCCTTTGCGTGGGCAAGGGCGGCGAAGAGACGGGAGAAGAAAGTCAGGAGGTTCATGTGGTCACGTCCTTTCGGTTTTTGGTAAGATAAAGCCCTCTTTAGTTAATTAACCTGTATATTTTGATGGATATTCTGTATCGCTTGTTATGATCCCCCCTCGAATGACTGCTGTATCATATTTGCTTCCATAACTTTCGCAATTATACAAATACATTTCGGAATTACTTGTCCAATAATTTGACATTCTGTCTGGGTAATTAGCGTCTGTAATAGTAGAGATGCCGCTCGAACATCCATAATTAGCAGATTTACAATCCTTATCTGCAACAACTCCACCGTGGCAAGCATAATATTTCCCATTGAGCCGAACAATGTAAGAACCATCATGTGATGTGGTAGCGTTAGAAGATTGCCCGGCATCTGATGTTAGGTATGAAGAACCATTATTATACGATTCGCAATTTACTTCAAGAGTATGATTTACAATATTGTTGTTGGCATGATAATTTAGTCCATCAAACGCATTATTATATGCCTTACAACCAATTACATAGGAAGTTCCGCCCAAAATACTTAGCCCATTTGAATTTTCTGCCATGTCAGAACCAGAAAATATACATTTAAAAAGCGCAATTACTTTGTTTTCGGAAAGTACCGCTTTCAAAGTATTATATCCATGTAAAAACTGAAGAGATTCAATATAGCAAGAGTTTTTTATGCAAATCGGAGCATTCTTTTCGCCTATTCCATTGTCAATTACAACATTCCCAAGTCCAATTATGTTAATACTTTTTTCAATTTCTTCACCAGCTATAAAATTCTCACCGGATTTATAGACACCCTCAGCCATCAATAGTGTTTGAATGTTTTTAACAGACAAAGCCCCTGCTATAGTTTTTTTAGGCGTCCTTATACTTAATCCATCATTTTCATCATCTCCATCGGGAGACAAAAACACATTTATTCCGTCTTTCTTGTTTATGAAGCAATTTTTTACATTAAAATCCGTATAATATCCATTGTTATCCTTGTAAATAGTTGCTTTAATTTTATCTTCATCAAACGGAAGAGCAATTGTTTCTCGTTTATTAGCCACGTTTAATTGCTCACCAATATTGTCGTATTGTATCAATGATACATTGCTCATTTCAGAAACGTTCATATCCGATTCATCTATTTTTTTTAGCATAAATGCTGCATAAACGTCCCTGTCGTATTCAATCTTATAGTCATCACTTCTATATTTAAAGTCGAGCAATGCCACTCCACCGATTGAGTCAAAAAGCTGCAAAGCATACACGTATCCATCCTTAACGGTTACAAGGTATTTTTTACCAGCTTTAAGCAGAAAAGCTTCTGCATAAGAAGTAATTTTATTGATTGTTCTCAATCTGTTTTTAACATCTATATATTCTATTGCCGCGACATAAGATCCTTTATTTACGGCAATTCCTCCCATATATGCCGGCAGATCTTCTTTCTTATATATTCCTATGTCTTCTAAATCTTCCTTCAACTCACCAACCGCATCTCCAGTCGCCTTTGCATCCGCAGCCTTGCCGGAGAGGGAGAGGGTGGGGTCAATCGTGTTTTTGAGCTCTTCCACCGCCTGGATCGCTTGCGTCCACGATTCGTTAGAGATCTGCGTAACATAGAAAAAGCTCTGGATCTCCACAGTGCTGTCGTAGCGGTCGTTTTTGCAGTCGCACTCGATAGGCCAGCTCTTGAGCATATAGCCTTTTCCGGTCGTCACGCAGAGCACAATGCTCACATGACCCGGCACCTGCAGCGCCTGACGTGCGATCTCGCAGGTGACAACGTTGCCGGATACATTGCAGGCCGCACGCTTGCCTGCACCGTCGTTGATGGTATCGTACCAGCCCTGATTCTGGGGGGCGAAGCCACGGTACATGATGCTGTAAGCGGCTCCTTCAGGCGCAGTGTACGCCTTGCCGTTTTCGTACAGCGTCGCCTGAAAAAACCGGCTCTGGCTGTCGTTCTCTACCGCGCTGATGTGCTGCGGCAGGCCGGGATTATCAAAATCAATCCTGATTTTCTGCATTTGCTTCCTCGCTTTCCTCCGGCAGCGGGCTAAAAATCAAATTCTGCCCGTCCCAGATATAGTCGTTGCCGCCGTTGCTGTTGGCCGGGAAATCCTCAAAAAGCAGCTGATCCGGCGGCAGCACTTTGGGGATGACGCTTTTTAGCGTCCAGCCACCGTTTTTGATACGCCCATCCGGGCACACGGTGCACTGGTATAAGTAACCATCTTTTTTCACGATAGCCCTCCTTACAAAAAACCAAAAAGCTCTTGTGGTACGCATACAGCGTTGTTAGTTACCCATCCGTCAGAGCCTGGACTTTGCAAGCTAAAACTGCCGGTGTAACTTACGCCAACGACAAGCACCGTAGATATAATCGTATACTTTGATTCACGTTCCTTCCCGGGCCCAAAAACGATACGGTCCTGATAAACCGTTATGTTTCGAAAATGCGGGGTGTTCCACGCATACATAAGCGTGTAGGTCTTTCCGTTTACCGGTATGATGCTGGATACTCTGCCGCCGCTGCCGCCGCCCGCGAACCATGTCGCGCCCTTTGTGCTTTCGTAGGTAATCAGGATAGCGGAGTATCCGGTAAGGTCTACATAATAGGTTTGTGCCTCAAAGCTTTTGAGCAGCTCACCGGTTTCTTCGTTCTGCCAGCTGTGGATAACCAGTTTGTTTTTTACGCCATTAAGTTCCAATCCTTTTTCGTTTATCGTGTAATTAAAGCTTCCGGGTCCAAACTGGATGCCGCCGTCATTCGTTTCTCCGATGTAATCCGTGGCCACACGGCTTGCGTCAACAGCGCGGTCGTTTGTGGTGCTCATGCGGTTGCGGTCTTTCACGGTAGTTCTTGCAAGCTTTTCGCTTGCCTTGCCTACATAGATCGAGGCATACCGGTCGTGCACCACGTCATAATCCGTTTTTGTCACTCTGGCCAGCACATTCACGCCAAGGCGCAGGTAACGCACCTCTACTGTATCGCCGCGCAGGATGATCTTGTTTTTCTGGTCTTTGTACTCTACGGTTTTTTCCAGCTGCACATAGCTTACGGTCAGGCTGGGTTCTATTTTGCCGATTTGGTTTTTGGACAAAAATTCAGTAGTCGCCTTTCTCATGCTTTCGTCCGAAGGCGCTTTCTGGAAGTAGCTGCTCAAGTCCAGCGGGTAGATCTTCTGGTATCCCTCGATATCAGATGCCTTTATGGGGTCCAGCGCGTAAAACTTGCCCTTCTGCGCGTTTGCCCAGTACGGATAGACGTGGGTGTATACGTTGTCGATGTTCTTTTCCTGCGTGACGTCCACCAGATTCAGACCGTATGCAATAGCCGCGCCCCGGTTTACCTCTTCTTTAAGCCGCAGCGTGCACCTCATGCCGTCGAACTCCCAGTAGCCAAGGTAGGTGTCTGCAATGCTGCTGCCGTTGTTGGAGAGCATCGCCGCCCGCACGGTCATGGGCTTTGTAACGGAAAATGCGGTCTCGTTGTCGTAATCTGCAGAGATCTCAAACTTACAGTCTCCCACAATGTTCTCATTGAGCTTCTGTATGGTCTCCCTGAGCGATTTTGCGCTAAACGGCTTCACGATGCAGTTGCCGAGGTCATACGAGATATGGTGCGCCGAAACCTGAAACCGTCCATTCATCGGGCGGTTGATGCGATAAATGCGGAAAAGCTGCCGGTTTTCGTAGCTGGAAGGCCGTGCGCTGATGATGCGCCGCTCCAAAAGCTCTTCCGCATGGATGCCGGTCACCGGATACTGTAAGGTCAGGTCATACGTTCCGTTTTCCTCGCAGCTGACAGTGCACTCCAGCGCATCCGAAAGCGTACCATAGCCAAAATTGCCCACGGTAGTCACATTTTCATCATGCAGAACAGGGTTCATAACGTCCACCACCTTGGCATAATTTTTACGGTCTGGATGCCGCCGCTCCACTGGATAAGGTTTTCACCCGCTGCCAGTTCCGGCCAGATGCCGCCGGTCACCGGGTTTGCATTGGTGCCGTCCTCCAGCCATGCGTTCCACGTTTCTGCATCGCAGCACACGGCTTTATCGGCGGGCGGCTTCATGCCAAACGCTTTTCCGTTTATCAGCAGTTCGCCTTCTTCGCCGTTTCCGGTCACCTCAAAATAGGGGAGTGCTACCTGATCCAGTGGGTTCAGCAGCGCCTGACCGTTCGTCATGCCCTGCATCTCCTGCCCGGACCACAAAAAATGACGGGGGTCGCAATCGAATGCGACCGTAAATCTGCCGTACTTATCCAAGATGTTGCTGGTATCGCCCATTTTTGCAATGGCAAGGTAAAAGTACTCCGGGTCGTATCCGTCCGAGAGGGGATACACACCCGGCGTACCGCAAAGCCACGCCTTAATGCTGCGCAGCTGCTCCGGGGTAGGGTTCCTGCCGTGAAAATACAGCTGATACGACACCGTGATATTTTCGTACTGCCCCTGATCCGCGTGCAGCTTGCCGTTTCGGCCTGCAACCTCGTACTCCTCATACTTGCGGTTCGGGGTCGGGATGCTGGGTTTGTGTTCGATATGGCAGCAGTACTCGGTGCTGCTGTGCCCGTTAAAATACAGGTACTTCTCCACTGGCTGCCGCCTCCTCATTGATCATCTGTGTAAGTCGTGTAATGGTGTACTGGGCAAAGCGTTCCTCGTCCATTCCCTCAGAGGGGTACACATTGACGTTGATGCCGCCCATGCTCACCGTGCGGGAGTTGGTAGCCACCTGCGCAAAGCCGTTTGCGCTGCCCACATCGTACTGCAGCTGCATCTTCAGCTTTCCGCCAAGGTCTGCGGCAGCCTCCTGCAGCAGGTAAGCGTTGTCGCGGATGCCGTCCGCCATGCCTTGGATCATATCCGGCATCCACTTCTCGTACTCCCGCAAGGGTCCTTCGTCTGGACGCGAAAAATGCAAAAATCCTTTTATAATGCCGCCGATCCACGAAACCGCTTTCGCAATAATGCCGCCACCGCTTGTAATTCCGCTGGCAAGTCCAGATACAAGATCTGCGCCCCAGCTTCCGGCTTCGGTGCTGATGGAAGTGCCGAGCAATTTTCCTGCGATGCCAAATATTCCACCGGCAAGTGCGCCCGCCCAGTTTCCGGTAAGCTGAAAGCCCTGTGCAGCACCGGTCAGGCCACTGATAAGCGTTCCCGGGACGTCGATGTTCTCCCAAAAACTGTCACTTGCACGGTAGCCCTGCGCCAGATCGCTGAACCACTGCCCCAGAGGGCTTTTTGTCAGGTTGCTTGCAACCTTTTCCAGCCCGCCCAGCTTAGAATCCAGATCCAGCACGAACTTGGAGAAGCCGCCCAGAGCGCCCTCGGTGTATTTGATGCTGGTGTTCAGGTCGGCGACCTTTTCGTTAACGTCCGTTACAATGCCGTTGGTGTAAGTGGTGGTGCGTTCTACGGTCTGTTCCTGACCCTCGACGATGCGCTTATAGCAGTCCGTTACCACCTTTGTGGCAGATACAACGGTATCTTCCAGCTCGCCGGTCTCCGCGTTAAGTACCTTTTTGGTCTCGGTAGAGGTCTGCGCCGTCCGGCTGACGTAGCCAATGGCTTCTTCTATCTCTGCCTGCGCCGCCGTCAGGGTCTCTGCCCGGGTATGGACAGACTTTTTTGCAACCTCGTCCGCAAGGGAGCTGGTCACCTTTTCAGAGGTCACAACGCCGTCTGTCAGGGTCTGTACCCGCTTAAACTGCGTTTCAACGCCGTTCACCATTTCCGTCCAGCTGTCCGTAATGGTCTGGACGGTCTCGGTCGTGGTGCCCTTCAACTTCTTGGTCGTGCCATCATAGACATTGTAGGTATTGTCTGCCGTTTCCACCGTCCGACTGATCGCGCCCACAATGTTTTCCGTACCCTGCAACAGCTGCTTGGAGGTGTTGGTAACGGATTTCGCCAGCTTTTTGGTGTCCTGAGCTGCCTTTTTGGTGGAGCTTTTTTTGCTGGAATTGCCGCCTCCACCACTGCTGCCGCCTCCACCACTGCTGCCGGAACCATTATACTGCGGCACAACTATTTCTGGTTCAGCGGTTTGCTTTTTCTGACGTCCCGCGCCGCCACCGGAGGTTTTACCGCCGCCCATACCGCTGAACTCCGCGGTTTTCATTCCGTTGATAAAGCCGTTGACAATACCTTTCGAGATGTTCCAACCGACCTCAAGCCAGTTTGTGGTCAAAATGCCGCTTGCCGCCTTGGCTGCAAGCGTTTTTGCGGCATCCCACATATCTTGTCCAAGGCTGAGCACGCCGCGTACCATTTCGCCGGTCAGTTCAGCACCAGATGCAAGGATATCCGGGAGCTTTTCAGCCACACCGCCGATAAAGCTGCCGGTAATGGTCACAGCGCTTTCCAGCAGCTTCGGGGCGTTCTGCACAACGCCGGATGCAAGGTTTTGGGCAATATCAAGCCCGGTATCCAGCACGCCGTCCATGTTGTTGACGGCGTAATCCGTAAAACTGTCGATAGCCTCGCCCGCCAGCACGCCGCCGGTCTCCACCATACTTGCAACGCCGCCGGTCTGCAAAGAATCCGTCAGCTCCTGCACCCAGCCGGTGGCAACGTTGACAAGCTCTCCCTCGGTAGACGCAAGCCCTTCTGTCAGTGCTCCGGCAAGCTGGGTGGCGTTATCTTTCAGGGTGGAAATTCTGCCGTCCAGCGTCTGGCTCTGGGTCTCCATAGAGCCAAAATACCGCCCGCCCTCTTCAGATGCAGACAAAAGCGCATTGGTCAGCAGGTCATAGCTGATCGTCATCTTCTGTACATCTTCGGTGGACTTCCCGGTATAATCGGCAAGGATGCCGTACACGTCAATGCCGGCATAAGCAAACTGCTTGATATCGGCGCTGGTCGCCTTGCCCGCGTTTTTGATCTGCTGCAGGTTTTGCGCCATACGGCTTAATTCGTCATTGCCGCCGCCGGTCGCCTTTACGGCATCGCCCAGCGCCATGATTATATTACGCGCAGATTTTGCATCCACGCCGGTAGAGATAAGGAGCTGATTTGCTTTTACAAGCCCTGCTGTATCAAAAGGGGTTTTGGCAGCGTCCTGTTTTATCTGCGCAAGCGCAGATTCTGCTTTATCCGCGCTGCCCAACATATTTGTGAACGCAACCGTGTACTGCTCCATCTGGGAGTTATAGTCAACGCCGGTGCTGATCACAGATTTTCCGGCGTCAACGACCGCAGAGCCTACCTTTTCCAGCGCGGTAGCAACGAGGTTTCCTTTTGTCACTGCACCGGCTATGCCGTCAAAGATTCCGGCTTGGTTAGCATTCCCAAAATTTTGGACGCTTTCCGTTGCATCATCCGTTTTAGACGCAAACTCCCCAAGGCCGTTTTCTGCATCGTGCAGGCGGCTTTTTAAGGTTTCCAACTCCGCATTCGTCTTATAGACCGCAGTCCGGTAAGCCGAGGCCTGTGTGCTTGCGCTGCCATATTTTTCAGTGGCCTGCAGCAGCATACCTTTCTGGGCGTTTAAAGCATCCGTCTGCGCAGCGATCTGCTTGCGCAGCACCGCCGCCACCGAGGATGCCCGCTGTTCTGCGGAGGTGTTCTCGTCCATAGATGCCGTGGTAGACTTCAGCTCAGCGGCATACTCCTTCTGCCGGGCAATGATGTTTTGCATCTGCTGCCGGTATTCTTTTTCGCCTTCAACGCTTATTTTGGGGCCAATGTCCGTTTTTGCCATGCGTTCACCTCCTTACCGTATTTTTTCCAGATCGTCCACGCTGGCGTAGAGCTTCTGGTTTGCGCCGTTTTCTATCTGCATACACGCCATATAATCCAACATACGGCCCACTGGGCACGAATGCACCTGATGCTCATTCATACCCAGTTTGCGGCCGTAAAACAGAAACCACGTTCTGTTAAGCTGTATCACATGGCGCTTTCCGCGTTTTTTGCGCTGTTGTCCGGTTCAGCCTCCACCTCGCGGCCGGAACCGCGCGCAATTGCGGTAACGCAGTCGTTCCACAGTGCGCGGCACTCTGCCCATGTCATGCTCTTTTCCAGCTCCGCAGCAGCAGGGAAGTCCGTCAGGCTCTGCGCCATATCCTGAAATTCCTTGTCGTTGGATTCTGCCGCCATCTCCCGCACATAGTCCCGTCCTGCATCCGCAAGCACGGGTGCAATGGTCAGTGCCGCCTTTGCAAGGTCGGCAACGCGGCCGGTTTTTGTGGCTTCCTTGGCAACGCCAAAAATATTGTCCACCGAGCCGTAAGCGCTTTCCAGCACGGAAAGTGCCTTGATGGTCATGCACATGGGGTACTCATCATCCTTGACGTGCGCGAATACGATGTACTTGTCCTCGATCATGCTGCACCTCCCAGTGCCTTCATGATGAACGCGACCGCCGCTGCCTCGGTGTCAAACTCCTTCTTGGGGATGATCTTCCACCGGTTCATAGCGCTGTCATCGCGCATAATGCTGAAGTCCAGATCCTGGGTCTGCCAGTCGATCTGCTCGCCCTGCGTCTCGGCATCATCCTTGGGCACCTTGAAGCGGATCTTGCACAGAACGATTGCCTTCCACATGCTCTTGCCGTCCTTCTGCACCTTCTTGACTGCGCCCAGCCCCAGATAAGGCGGTTCCATAGATGCGCCGTACTCGTATGTCTCCACCGCGGTGCCCTCGTCCGGCGTTACGGAGTTGCCTGCTTTCAGGCCCATGATGAAAGCCTCCTCCTCTGCGGTCAGGCCGTCCACGGTGCAGGTGCCGCTGCCGTCCGTAAACGCAGAGCCGGTCTCGGTTTCCGCCAGCCGGTCATCGGCATAGAACTTGTTGTCGTCGCTGGTGGAGATATCGGTGCTCATGCTCACCGAGCGCCCCAGCTTGCGCACACCGCTGTAGGACACAACGCCGCCATCGGAAGCGTAAGTAGCAATATGCACATTGGAAAAACCAGTAGTTACCATGTGTTTTCTCCTTTCATACAAAAAAGCAGGGTGTCCACTGTGGACACCCTGCGCGGGTTATTTATCGATCGCTTCTTTTATCTTTTTTTCAACAGCCTGCCCCATGGCGGCCTCCGTTTCTTTTCGTCCTTTTCGGACGGAAGGAGCAACAAACGGAGTTGCCACCCAAACGCTTGTTCCGCCTTCTACGCAGCGGGCAATCAACGCATTCGGCTGTCCTTTCGGATGCCCTTTGGTCTGGATGCTGTTGTATCCGTTGAAGCCTAGCTTTGTATTCCACGCATAATTTTCATGGCTGAATTTTGCAATGCCGAACCCTTTTTTCAGGTCATCAGCCTGCTGCTGGCTTAATCCGTTCATAGGCGGACCATCGGGATGGGCATAATACTGCTCTTGCCCGGATGGCAGGCTATGAATCGGAATTGTGTCAACGGCGGCTTTGATTTTGTCACCCATGACTTTTGCACCGGCATAAACGCCGGCTTTGCATACATCATCGGTGCTTTGGTTCAGCTTCTGAAGTTCTTTCATGTAAGCATCCAGCCCTTTTGCTTCGATCCTAGCCACAGCCGAACACCTCCCACCGCCAACGGTAATGCCAGATTTTTGTATCAGCTTCATACTGCGGTTGCAATTTTTCCCATGCGATGTGCTCGGAAGCGTCAAACGCTTTTTCCAGCGCTTCGCACCACGGGTCAAACTCCATCGAGGTAAACAAGTCTGTCGTGCCGATCATGGCACGTTCGATGTGTTTTCCGTCCGCAATGAGGTCATCCGGCGCTTCTTCCTGCCAGACAAAGTATCGCTTGGACTTCATCCGTCCGCCGTGGCTTACACGGTCTGTAACAGCAGTGTGGGCAGCAATAATGCACTCATACCATGTCATCCTCTGTGCCCTCCTGTAAGCTGTTTTCATAGTCATGCTCCACGGCACGCAGCGCCAGATTCAGCGCAGGCGGCCAGCTTCGGACGGCCTGTACCGTGTCGATGCGGTAGCGTCTGCCGTCCTCGGTCTGTGCCTCGTCTTGGCTGGAAATGGTAATGCCCTGCGGCGCAGGCACACGGACTACCCGGACGATTTCCGCTTGATTCTGGCGGCTCAGATACAGCCGATTGATGCCAAGGCGCTGTTCCTCGTACCGCAGGGTGCACTTTGCCGTGCACTCCACAACAGGGGAGTGCCCAACCGGTGCAGCGTCCCGCGTAGAAAATATCTGCACGACCCCGCTGTTGAAGGTCTGGCTTATCTCCGTGTCAGGGCGGGTCGGGCTTTTGTGTGTTCTCTGCAAAGTCAGTCACCAGCCTTTCGTTTCTCGCCGCAAGCAGCAGGTGCAGATAATTGTGCTCGAAAATATCTGCTGCTCCGTCGCGGGTGTAGCGCACATAGTCCATCAGCAGTGCACGGGCAAGCCCGGGCTGCGTATAGTCCTGCGCTGTGCCGATCTTGCTATCCAGATAAAGCATACCGGCCACTGTAATGTCCCAGATTTTTTTATCCAGTGCATCATCCGACCATGTGATATCAAGATAGTTTTTGATATCCGGCAGCAGCGTTTCCCGCTGCTCGTCCCACTTGCTGGTCATGGTCAGGACTTAGTTACCGTGACAGTGTAGGTCTTGACGGTCTCACCGTCTGCCGCGGTCACGGTAATGGTCACGGTGTTGCTGCCCTCGCTCCAGGTCGCAGGCTTGCCGTTCTCAATCTCCTTGCCGCCCACTTCCACCTTGACCTTGGCACCAGCGTTGGCGGGGGTTGCGGTGATGGTGTTGGAGGCCGCAGAGGTGGTAGCCGTATAGGTTACATTGCTGGAGGTGAAGCCCGGGGTCAGGTTCAGACTGCCCAGCTTCAGAGCGCTCAGAGTTGCATCAGTGGATGCGGCAGGCGCGGGAACGGTAGTAACGCGGTAGGTCATGGGCTGCAGGCCGGAAATGTCCAGATTCAGGAAGGCATTGTTGTCCACCGGGAAGCCGTTGGCATACAGCTTGATCAGATAGACGCGCTCATCCTCGAGGAAGTGGTAATCGTCGCTGTACTCGATGCGGCCGTTCTTGTTCATGCCGACCGGCGCGAAGTACAGGCGGCCGATACCAAACACAGCCTGACCACGCGGCAGCGCAGCAGTCTTGATGACGGACAGGGGAACAGGGAAGATGTCATTGCGGTAGGTGCCATCCGGGGCACGCACGGTGGTTGCGGGCATCACGCGCAGGTAGTAATCCTGCGGGTTGACCAGCAGGATCAGATCATCCGGGTCACGATCCTTGCCGTTGGCAGTCTTGCCCAGCATAGAAATCAGATTGCCCATCGTAGCAGGCTCAAAGTCGCTGACCTTGACCTTTGCCTTCTCCGGGTAGGTCTTGCCTCCGATCACCGCAACGTCATCACTCACATCACGCACCATGCCAATGGGCTGATCGTTGCCGTCACCCATGACAATGCCCTCTTCCAGACCGTTCGCCAGAGCTTCAGCCAGAATTGCGCGGATGTAGCGGTCCAGCCACTCAGGGCCCAGATCCAGCTGCGCCTTGCAGACAGGGATGAACGCAGACAGCTTGTACAGACCTGCATCCACTTCCTTAAAGCCGGAGGTCAGCTCTTCCACGATCTTGGCGCACAGCTTGCCCCACTTGGCCTTGTGGATGCCGTCGGTGTTCAGCATCATACGGATCGCGCCGCCGGTGGGGGCAAACTGGATCTTACTCAGCAGCGGGTGCTTGGATGCCAGATCTTCCATCACGCGGCTGATGACCGTCTGCGGGAACACAACGGTCACGTTCTCCAGCGCCTGCTTGGGGTTGTCGGCGCGCATGGCCTCCTCCACGGCCTGATAGTACTCGCGCTCGTTGTTGGTCAGCTGGCGCACGCCACGGGAATACAGGACGGAATTGTCCAGCTCCTGCTTCATGCCGTCCAGCTGCTGCTGGTACTCCTCGCGGTTGATGTCGCCCACGGTCTGGAACATCTGCAGGAAGGTGTCAGTCACAGCATTCTCGTCGTTGCTCTTGTAAGCATCGTGCAGCTTCTGGCGCAGATCGTTCAGCTTCTGATTGTTCTTGTACAGTTCAGAAAGATTCATGTTGATTTCTCCTTTTTGGTATTTAAAAAGCAGCACCCCCCACGAAGGAAGTGCTGCTTTACGGCTTATTTTCAGATATTGCAAAGCATCTGCATCAAGCTGCGCTTTGCGGGCGGTTCAACGGGCTGCGGTTCAGCGGGCGGCTCTACATCCTCGTGCGGCACCATAAGCTGCTGCACGATTAAGCCGCGCACGCTCTGTGACACGCCGGAGGCATCACCCGTTTTGCGGATGCTGGTCGCAATGCCCTTTTCCAGCATAGCGGTAGGGGAGTACCACGCCTTGCTGTTTACAAGGTCGCGGGCTGCCTGCTCTTCCATGCCGGCATTCGTGAACGCGCCCAACCCGATTTCGGTCAACTGATCCAGCGCGTCCGCTGCATTGCGCAGGTCTTCGGCATAACCGCCTGTAAACTGGCTTGCAGGGTGGAAATAGAAGGCACTTACATTGCTGGCGATACGCTCCTGACCAGCCAAAAACGGGTAAATGGCAGCGCTGGCAACAAACCCGTCTGCATAGGACGTGACCCGCGCACGGCTGCTTTGCAGCGCATTGTAGATAGCCCATCCTTCGGAAACGTTTCCGCCAAAGCTGTCGATGTGCAGATTGATCTCGGCTGCATCAGGGATTTTCTTCAGCTGCTGGACAAGGCTGTACCCGCTGGTTTCTTGGTTAGCCTCATCGGCGTATCTTGTGATATCGCCAAAAATATAGATATCCGTCTGTTCGCCAAACTGCTGGATATCAAAATAGGGTTTCGGCATATTATTCCTCCTTTGTTCTGCTTTCCGTGGCGGCATCTCTTGCGACGGTCTCCACGGTAGCAATATTTTTGGTCATCCAGTGGATGTTAGCCCATTCATCAGGCAGCGGCGCGCCGCCGGTAGCTTCGCGCAACTCGTTGATGCTGTACGCGGCGCTCTCGACAATTTTTTCAATGTTCGCCGCATTGGAGAACATATCAAAGTGCTGGATCGTGGAGGTGTCCGCATATACGCGGTCTCCGCGCAGCCAGTCCGCTCTTGGTATGAGCTTTCGGCTGAACTCCTTGCTGATCTGCGCCGCCAGCGGGTCTATGCCGGTGGTCAGCCAGTGGGTGATAATGTCGTTGATGCCCGCCACATCACCCTGTACGAGGACGGGCGGAATGCCCAGCCCGCGCGCAGTAAAAGAAAAGATATCGTCAAAAAGGGCTTTGATGTCCCGCGTGTCTTTAGCTCCGGCGCCGCTGTTCATCAGTTGGAAATCATAACCGTCAAATTCCGGCAAAATACCGGTGCCGGATTCCAGGAACGGTTTATAGCTGCTTTCCAGCATGGCAGAAAACTTTTTCTCAAAATCGTCCTGACCGTTGGCAACCTGCGTGACGTGCACCTTCATGTGCTGGCCGTTGTTCCAGACGTTGCTCTTGATGCTGGACTGCACCAGTTTTTTGTAGCTTTCATACAGAGCGTCCACAACTTTTTTGGCGTCATCGTTGTTTAAGGTCAGATGCAGCACTTCGCGTTCTTTTAAGTCGCGGGTGTACGACTGCTGCCCAACCTGTATCTGGCGGTATACGTTTTCCTGTGTGGGGATGTATTCCGGCTTTGTCCAGCTGTCTGCAACCACCAACTCAACATTGCCTCCGCGCGGAATCGGGATCACAAGCGCTTCGTTTTTGGCATAGAGCTTGTAGACTACTTTTTTCCAGAACGCCGTGCTGTTTTCGTTGACGTTCGGCTCTACGTTCAGCAGATAGTAATAATCCGATTTGACTGGTTGCCCGCGCTCGAACGTCTTAAACTCGCAGTTTGCAATCGCGTTCGCAATCAGGTTTACGCAGCAGTTAAATGCAAGGTCACGCAGCTGGTATTCCTGCCAGTAGCCAAGCATTTCGCAGGTCAGGTCATCGCCGTTCAGCAAAAAATCATGTGCGGTAATCTTCTGCTCGGGCGGCGAAAACCCGAAAAACTGTTTGATTTTCTCAGAAAAAGACATTGTTTTTCTCCTTCCGGCAAGTTACCAGCAAGTTACCAGCAAAATGCTCCGATCTTTGGCAGCTGCACCTGACCGGTGCCCAGATCGCTTTCCACCGTCATGGCTGCCGCCAGCGCCATGAACGGGTCTGTTTTTCTGCTTTTGCCCTCAATTTTGGCGTAAATGAAGTTTCCGGTATCCACGCCCTGACTTCGGCTGCTGCGCACGCGCTTGGTGTTGTTGACCGCCCAGCGCAGATGCGGCACATCGCCCCAAGTAAACAGGTTGCGGTTAAAGCAATCCTGTATCACTGGGTCAACCTGCATAATGTCACTGGGGCGTACCAGCTTCACCCGGTTTTTATCCTTCGCGTCAAAACCGATACTTTGCAGCGCTTCTGCCATCATGGTGTAACGGAAATGGTCAAGCGCCACTTTTTTTACGGTGTATTTCCGTCCGGCTTCCCGGATAAAATCCGTCAAAAGATACGGCGAGATGCTCACATCGTCTACATAGGTGCAGTCTCCGTTTTCGCACCACGTTCGCCATGGGGCTTTTACCCGGGGAAGGGTTTTGCTGTTGGCGCAGATCCATGCATGATTGATGTCATAGCGCTGGTCTCCTTTGCGGAAATGCAAGTCTACTGCCGCCCAGTCGTCCAATTCCGCGTAGTCGATGCCCACAGTGCAGCTCCAGCCAGCCATATCCGGCAGGGGGCGGTTTGTTGACCTGACGTTTTCGTAGTTGGTAACAGAAATTTCCTTCGCGCCGTCCCGGATGCCCATGCGTTTTGTGATAAAATCGCCGTTCTGCTCCGGGCGCTCTTTCCAGTCGCGGTATTCGTCGTGAATCTCCTGCATCAGATGCGGAAGATAGGGCAGGGAAGGGTTTGCCATGCACCAGTTTTCCGGGTCGTGCACCTCGTCCTTGGTGTTCAGGCAGCAGATGAACGGCAAAAAGCCCTCATCCGGTTCGCCCTCAAACAAAATGCGCCGACCGCGGGCAAGGTAATCGTCCAAAGGACCGTCCGATACATCGCCGTTGGATGTAAAAAAGCCAACGCGAGGTTCTGCAACCTTGCCTTGGCCGGTAATAAACACCTTGATGTTGTCGTAATTCTGGTACTGATGCACCTCGTTGAAGATAACCGCGCCGGAACGCATACCGTCGCGCCCCTTGGGGTTATTGGTGCGGCCTTTTACCTCGCCCAGATTCTTGCGTCCCTGCAGCACCTCTTTTGTGTGGTAGTAAAACCGCGAAAGCTTGGCTTCATACTTTGGGTTTTCCAGTGCCTCCACGATATCCTTCACAGGGGTGACGGCCTGCTCCTCGTTGTTGGCGCAGATGTCCACGTTATAGTGCGGCACCGGGTTATATGGGCTGATGAACGCCGCCGAGGAAATGGCAATCACGCCATCTTTGCCGCCGCCACGCCCTAGCATGGCAAACAGAGTCTTGAACCTGGGGCTTCCGTCTCTGCGATAGGTGCACATCCAAAGCCCCAGCGCGAAGGTCTGCCACGGAAAAAGGCGGTCATAAGGAAAATACCGGGCGATACGGAAGTATTTCCGCATACGCTCGGTATCTACATAAATATCTTCAGTTGCAAAAACGCGCCGGATCAGTGCAACAAGGGCGTGCTGCTCCTTGCAAGCACGCGGAGCATTGTTCTCCACCTGCTCAATGTACTCCAAGATCTCCGGGGGAATATTACAGCTCATCGTCCTCGCTGGGCTTTGCTGCCATAAATTTGAACGTCTGCACGACCCGCAGCAGCGTTGATACGGTGGAGTTGGCTGCGCTGGCAGTCTGGTTGTAAACCTGAATGGAAGGGTTTGCCACTTCAATTTCCGCGCCGCGCGGGGTGGTCTTTACCACGGTAAGGCCGCGCTCGTTCATGTCGTTCTGCGCCTGATCCAGAAGGTCCAGCTGCGTAACATACCGGTCCAGCGTGGAGCGGTACAAAAAGTTCGTGTCGCAGTTGGCTGCCTTTGCAGCCTGCTCGATCTCCGCCAGTTCCATCCGGTATTTTTCGCTGGCGGTGGCCGGTGTTTTCCTTTTTCCCATCACGATCTCCGTTTCATCCATATTTGTGCAATCTGTATACCATCCTCGCGCGTGTGCGTGCGCGCAAGCCTAGCTCGCCGATCAGGGGACACCCCGAATAAGGGCTCGACCCGCTCAGCCCGTTTTTTCGGAAGGGGGGTGTACACAGTCTTTTATAATTCGCGGCCATTCATTTTCTAAGTCTTCCAGCGCGCGGATAAATCCCTCTTGCAATTGTAATTTTACAAACTCTTTGCACCATTCATCTCCAAGAGATAAGTGCTCCGGCGTCAAGCAAAAATACAGTTTTACATAATGATTACAATTATCAGGCGATGGCATTCAATCCCACCTTTCTAATGTCATCGGCGCACTGCCGCTGCATTTCCGCAGCCGCTCCGGGTGACAAACTGTTTCGTGGCAGTCCTTGCATACGCTGATAAGGTTGCGCTGTTGATTGCCGTCTACATCCGTGTACCAGATATCCAACGCCATCTTGGGAGCACGGCGCACATGGTTTACATGGTGCACCAGCTCTGCCCGCCGGTATCTCCCGCGCTCTTTGCACAGCTGGCATTCGTGCTTGTCCATGTCCAGTACCTTGTGCGATAACCGCACCCACTGCGAGGAGCAATAAAACGGATGCACATCACCGGATCCTATCAAAGAGCAAAGCCATTTGTAAAACTTATCAGTCATGAGTAGTTAAGGCTTTCTTTTCCACGATTTTGCAGCGCCATCCCAACGCAGCCCATGCCCCCAGTGCTTCATGCAGCTGCAGCGTGTTTTCGGTGTTTTCCATCGGCAGAGTCATGGTTTATCCCTCCAAGCCTTTATCCTTTCCATCCTTTTTTCCAGTAGGTTTCCACCTTGAAATCCAATCCAAGCCGCTGCATTTTCTTTTTAGATACATAAAATTCATTGGTATCAAAAATTCGTTTATTTATTGAATTTGAAGCCAGTTTTGCAACAACATGATACCCGTAGTCTTCCATCTGCTTTAAGGCTCTTTTTGTGTCTCCTTCTGCCACTCGTAAAACGAAGGAATTTATATTGTGTTTTTTCAGGTAGTCCCATTGCTGGCTTCTTTTCATGTGCACCGGTTTTTTGTCCCCATCAAGAACGTCAAAGCCTTTGTTCCAGTTGCAATGTACATCGCTCAGGCTTCTAAACGCTTTCATGGCCGCTGTGCTACGTTTACTCAGCCAACCATTTTTTGAATCGGTTTCTAAATCATCGTAGACACGCACACCGTCTTTTCCAACGGTAAAAAGCTCTTTTTCTCTTGCGCCAGCTCCACCCCCTCCGCCCGCTCTCGTGGAACTGCCTGAGCCTCGTTTACTCACGGTAATGTCTCCTTTCGTATTGGAATGGTTTTATTTTGGTAACGTTCCAGTCAAATTCATCAGGGCATTTGCCATACCACAATATGCCGCTCGGTTGCAGCACTTCCAGCGCCTTACGGCAGTGCTTAGCAAAGCATTCTGCTTCGTATGGGTCGGACTGTGTTCCGTGGCTCGAAATGCTCACGATGGCGTTTCTGGGCTCGCCGTCAAAGCACCAGTCATAGCTTTGCTCTCCACACCAGCAAAGCGTTGGGATAACGTGAATACCGTGCGCCTGCCAGTATGCGGCAAGCCAGTGCTTTTTGTAATGCATAAAAAGCTGCACCGCAAGCGGCATATCACTGTACAAAGAAAAATCCGGCGAACATACCGCGCCGAACTGTTGCAAAATCGGGATATATTTATCCGGGTAGTTCCAGAACCGTTCAAACTGGTAATCGTCCTTGTAAAAGTGCACGCCCTTGCTTTTTTTGTCAGTTGCTGTCATAGCATAGTTGACAGGTATCCATTCCAACCTGTCTATACGGACATCCGTTTCGGGTTTGATTTCAGGGATTCCATACTTGCCCACGCCCGGAAAAATCATCTTTTCGGTGTTCTCCATTGGCAGAACCATGACACGCGCTCCAAACTTCAAAAGCCAGATTTAAAAATTAAAGCTATTTCAAGCTAAACGTTAATATAAGCAGCACTCCCAGTATACATTCAGTTTTTCGGACAACGTAAACGGGTGGAGTGCTGCTACATCCGGTACTTTCGCCGCCAGATGCCCGGCTATCTGCGCAGCCCCCTCACAGGGTACGCAAATGGCATTCCCGGCAGGGACTGAGCCTGCAGCCTCTGGTTTTGGAGACCAGCGCTCTACCAATTGAGCTACGGGAATATATCATGCCGCGTGCAGGAATCGAACCTGCAACGACCCGGTTATGAGCCGGATGCTCTGCCGGTTGAGCTAACGCAGCGTAAAAGAATGCCCGCCTGCAATGCACGGTGCACATCATGCATAACAGGCGGGTAAAAATATTTTCGAATAAATTGTATCAGCAGCTTTTCTAATCTGCGCGGATAACAGGCCGCGCCCCTTTCATACTGCCGCGCCCTCCGATCTCTGCCCTCGGCTCACGCTTTGTGCGGCTCGCCTGAAAACCGATACTCCAGACGATGCGCACAAAATTACTTTTGAATGCTATTTGAAAAATTTCCCGGAACACAGGTGCAAGCACGCAGCTTTTTGCAATAGACCAAAACAGTTTGCTGAATAATTCAAGCATGGTTTGCACTCCTTTCCAAGGTGTCCACTGTGGACACCCGCCGGGTTTGATTTTGTTTTGTGTGCGCCGCTGGATCTTGAAGCGGACGGCGCGGTGATCCATTGAGCACAGGAAGATTCAAAAAGCCTGTGCTATGCTTCCCGCCGGGTCTCGTCATGAGGATGCAGGTCATTCACGTTTCCGTCAATGTCTGCATTATAATTTTAGCACATCAAAATGGGACATTCCGGACATTTCGACCTTTTTGTGACATTCCGACCATTTTGTGACACGGCTTTTGCGTAGCTACGCAGAGAAGTGGTACAATGTGAATTTTGTGTCAATCAGCAAAAACCGGTCATTTTGAGCACAAGACATGCCATTGTGTACCCAAGAACGCCGCCCAGTACGACAGATGCCGGTGTGAACACCATGAGTATCTTCCGCACTGTCCACCCGCTTTTCCATGCCCACCGCACGGAAAACATGCACACCGGAATACTCAGGCAAGCCATAAACACAGTGGCTGCAAGCCAGTAAAACAAAAACATAAAATTATTTCAGCTCCTCCACATAGCACCAGCTCTGGGGCGCACGATGCACCTCAACAGGCCGTATGCCAAACCGCGTACTCTGCAAACCTGTAAATTCTTCCAACTTGCGCGGATTATCATAAATCTTCAGGTCTGAGATATGCCACGCCCAGCCGTGACACTTGTTCAGGTAGCGGACAATGCGGTCTCTGTCCATGCAAGCCATTTCTTCGACATCATCCGGGGCGCGGCATATCGGTGCAAGCTCCCAAATCTTGTCGCAGACGAACTCGCCAATGACCGTACCATCCAACCGCTGCCAGCCTTTGCCGGGGACCATTCGCAGCCAGCCCATTTTTGACCGTTCTTTTGTGCAGTAGATGTAACACTTGAACGGAGGTTCCATGACCTCGGGTTTCGTTTTGCGCACTTCTACAGTCTTTTCTTTCAGTACAATTTTGCTGCACCATACCGGTTTGATGCTCAACAATACAGCCTTATCCATTTTTATCCTTCCGTTCTGCTCGCCGGAATGCTCAGGCAAGCCATAAGTACAGTGGCTGCAAGCCAGTAAAACAAAAGCATAAGTTCACCCCATGTCAAAAGTTTCTTCTTGCGGCTCGTTGAGATCATCCGTGGAAGCACCAGCGTTTTTCATTTTAGCTCCACACCCACCACAAAATGGATCCGCGCAGCAGGAAAGGTGGTGACACGTTTTGCAGCGAAACCATTCACACGTCCATCTGTCCGGGTTCAGCTCCCACTCAGACACAGGCCGCAGGCTTTCCGGGTCGATGGTTGGAAGGTTTTCTAGGTCTGACAGCTCATCCTCGATGCTTTCGCAAAAAAGAATGTCTGCACTTTTTCCCTTGGCCTCTTCTTCGGCAAGGTCTTTTTTCAAGCTGCTTTCCAGCTCTCCGACATCGGCCAAACGTACTGTCTTTTCTTTCTCATCCATTTTTGTGTCTCCTGTAGTAGTTCATATCGACGGCCTGCCCGCAACAACGGCAGTACGCAACAGGTTTGTTGTCATTGACGTACTGGTTAAGCACGTTGCATTCTGGGCAGTTCCACGCCCCGGAAGGAGCATTATCTGTGTATGGCCATCGAACGCGGTTTTTCAAAAACATTGTTTCAATGTCTTTTCGGTTTTTCGAATAATATAAAACGTCTGTTGGCTCAACTTCGCATCTGACGCAGATTTTTTTGAATTTTTCATCCCATATCTCGATGCACAGTTCAGTCAGAATGCCCAGAAGGAAAATCGCAATTCCGAAACCGCCAACATAGCAGAGCGTTGCGCCGATTACAAAAAAGACTTGGTTCATTACGTTCACCCCACATTCTTCTGAATCCACCGGTAAACCCTCCGGCGAATAGATTCCGCATCCACGTCAAAGCCCCGCTCGGTAAGCTCCACGGCAACATCCTGCGGCTTTTTGCCCTCTACGCAGATCGCTGAGAGCATTGCCCGAAGCTCCGGGTCCTCGCAGTCCTCCACCATGTGCACGCCGATGTTGTATAGCTTGTTCTGCATTCGGTTGATGTCTTTCAGCCGCCGGATCTCCGCAGCTCGCTGGTTATAGGAGGCGTCTGCGGTCCCGGTCACTGTTACATGACCGAGAACGCAGCTGTTGCCCTCGCCGTGAGAAGCTTTTACCACATCCGAGGCAGCCTGCGGACCATCTGCCTGTAAAATCTCCAGTCGCTCAATGCGCTGCCGACGCTTGGCAATGTCGTAGGGTATCGCATACAGACGGCGAAATTCGTGTGGCTTCATCCGGCAACCTCCCAAAATTTATTTCAGCTCAAAGTAATCTGTCAGAATATCCGTGATGCCGGAGTAGAAACCTATCCAGCCGCAGGTGAAGAAGCTGTTGTCCTGCAGGATGATGGCGTAGTCGTCACAGGTCTGACCGGCGTCCTCTCTGGTGGTGTCTATCCGCTTCCACAGCGTTGCCCCGCCGGGCAGAGGCTGCTTGTAGTACGCAAGCCGAAAACGCACATCTTCCCATTCCAGTTCCCACGCTGCATTTGCCTCCAGCGTTTTCTCTGCCAGCTTGTGCAGCGTGTCCCGTCCACGGGCTTGCTCCCTCGGCTGCTCCTGCGTTTCTTTGCCCTTGAAAGCATACGCGCAACTGTATTCGCAGGTATCTTTGTTCTTGCATTCGTGGCAGCACCATGCACAACCGTGGATTTCACCATGCTTGATAAAATGCTTCATACCGGCTTCATTTTCGCACTGGTGCGATGCAGAATAATCGCATCTTTGTCCGTTATACACGGATGGGAGCGGAGTGCTTTTGCTTACAACAGGTTGCGGCGCATCAGTCTGGACTTTCCTTTGCTCCTCATGAGCCTTTTCCACCATTGCAACGGCTTCCAATGTCGATTTCTGCTCAGCATAATCCGGGTTTACCGGTACCGTTTCCGCAGGTTCTTCTTTCTGCTCCGGTTCTTCCGGTGCAGCACCCATAAAACGCGCATAATCCTGTGCGCTGCGGTACGCTTCCATCAAGCCGATCTCTCCGGCCTTCAAGCGCTCTTTGATGAGCTCATTCTCGCAGGAGGCAATCACGTTCAGCCGAGCAGCAGCACCGGTGGACAAGCCCAGAATGCGGCAAACCTCGTCCCGCACCTTGCCTTCCAGCTGTCCGGCTGCTTTTTTCTTGGTCAGTGCATCCTTCAGTGCCTCATACTGCGCCAGACGCTCACCGTCGGTCAGGTCGCGGGCAGTAGCGTTCGCCGTGATGAGCGCTATGCGGTCATCCAGTTCGCCCCGGCTTTCCCGGATCAAGCAGGGGAGAGCGTCAAACCGCGAATCGCCACACGCCGACAAAATCCCGCACGCCGCCCAGCGCCGATGCCCGCTGATCAGCATATAGCGATCCGGCTCGCCCTCTACCGGGATGACCTCCAGCGGCTGCCGGAGGCCGTGCTGCCGGATGTCGTCCTTCAGACCATCCATGTTGCCGATGGTGTAGATTTCGTCATTGTCCGGGTTCGGAATGATATTCCGGCTCGGAATCATCACCACCTGCATCTGCTGCCCCGCCGGGGTGACCGTCTGGCTCTGGGCATTCATCAGGCTATTCAA